TAACCGTGGAAGAGGTATCGTAAACTTCATACTTATACGAGCCTGTTTCAAGCGACCCCACGGCAATCTGAAATTTGTCATAGCGGTTCGTGTAGGAGGAAAGGTTGGCTGATTTCAGCAGCGTGAAGTCGGTGGTCAGGTTCTTGGCGATGTTGGTCAAGCGCAAGATGTAACGGTCGCCCGATGAGGCCCGCTGCGTCCAAGTGACGACGATGGTGTTCGTGGTGTTGGGGGATAGGTAAATCACTCTATTCCCAAATGTAGGATGCGCCCGAATTTCACAATTTGCGCCCGATACTTCGGTAGAGTTCGGCCCTCCGCTCGGCGGTCTTGCTGATGTCAAAGCGTTCACGGACATCCTTGGACAACTGCACGGCCAAGGAGCGAGCGTAGTCGGGTTCGTTCACGAACTTGCGGACCGCTTTATACCAAGCGTCTTTCTTCCCGTAGGGTATCAGCAACCCGTTGTGGCCGTGGACGATTATGTCGGTGTAGGGGATGGTTTCCGAGGCGATGATAGCCTTGCCCATCCATCCCGCTTCAACGACCTTCAGTTCGCTTTTGAGGCGGTTGAACTTGGTATCACGGAGCGGGGCGATAGTTGCGTTGATGAAGTTGTAGCCTCCCACATAGGAGTAGATGTCCGCCGCTTGGATGCGGCCGTAGTTCTTGTTTAACCCCCTGCATGATAGCATCTTTTCGTAATCGGCGTAAACAGGGTTCTCGTTCCACCCGCCAAGATAGATTTTGTATCGGCCGTCAAGGGATTTGTCATGAGCCAGCAAGCCAAACGAATGTTCCACAAGGGCGATGTCCTCTTGGTGCTGCGCCCCGCCAAACCATCCGATTTTGAACAGGTGCGGTTCGGGTTCGGCGTTCGTGTCGGGCAAGTACTGCTGATAGGCTTCGTACGGCTCATTCGGCAGGATGGTCACGGCTTTGTTCAGCAGGCGAATCTTCTGCGCCAAGTGTTCCGTGGTCGTGGTCACATGGTCGGCCAAGCGGATATGTTCACGGATTTGCTCGTCAAGTTTGGTGTCCAGGTAATGGCGGTACATGATATGTCCGCTCTCCAGCACCCAATAGTCGTCAAGGTCCAATATCACCTTCGCCCCAAACGCCGTGAGAGCCTCGTAAACCTTCCGAATTTGCTCCAAGGTACCTTGACACCAAAGACGATTGAAAAGCCACACATCAACGGTCTTTAGGTCCTCATCCTTGACATTGGCGATATTATCGACACACACATAATCGAACTCCGTGAAGTTGTCGCCGAGGTAGGCGTTCGGCATCTCCAAGCGGTAGAAGGAACACCCCGTCGGGTGGGCGTTGTAAACGATGCAAATTCTCATACCCAAAGGTACAAAAAAAAGGGCCACCCCGTGAGAGATGGCCCTGACCACTAAACCATGCGGGCGTATGAGAACCCGCAGGTCAAAGATACTTTACGAACCGCTGATTTGTGCGGTCAATGCGGTAAATGTTGCAGCGGCGATGTTCAGCATCGGTTCGGGTTCCATTCCCGTAAGCGTCATCTCGTAGCCTGAACGGTCACCGAATGCAGTACCAGTCCCAGCAGTACCAGCGGAGGCTTCCAAGCCATTCGCAGCACCAAGCAACCAGTAGCGTCCGTTGTTGTCAAGGACGATGACCAAGAGGCGATTCCGAGCCAAGAGGCGCAACTCATTGCGGACGGAGGTCTGCAACTTGTTGATGGTGAAGGTCACTTCGGGGGTGTAGAACAAGGTTCCGTTCTCGGTGCTTGCGTTCAAGGTTTCCGTCATGCTGGAGGTAGCCTTAGTCAAGTCGTATTCAAACCAAGACCCCGACACCGAGGTAGGCGTGAATCCAGTTACCAAGCCGCTGCCGTTCGTGTTCACGGAGCCTGTAGCGTTCAACGCTTGGACATAAATAGTTTTGATACCGCCGACGGCGTCACGGCATCCGAGGGCGTAGCCCGTAGTTAGGGAGCAAGACATAGTGTATATTTTATTTTAAGGTGGAACAAAATAACGGGGGGCAGTTACCCGCCCCCCTTACACTTAGGCCAATCTCCAGTCAACAACGAGGTCTGGATAGGCTACCTGCACGCCGCATTTTAGGGCACACTGAAAGCGTATTTCGTCGTTGTCGATGCTTGGCCAGATGGAGAACTGCTCCTCGTCGCTCAACAAGTCCGTTCCGTAGAAGAAGTTACCGAGGTAAGAACAAACGAGGCGGTTGTAGCCAAGCAAACCTGGGACTGCAACTACACGAACATTTGTGCCAGGGTAGATGATGTCACCATCGGCCAACCCTTGCAGGTCAACTTGGTTGTATAGCACATTGGCGGTTGACTTGAACGCTCCAATCAAGGTGCGAAATACATCCCAACCGCAGAAGATGACGAGGTCATTGCGGGTCAAGATGGCCTGCGGAATGCGGTTGTAGATGTTGTCAAAGATGCTGATAGCATTGTTTGTGGTGATACCAACGGAGGCAGACACGGCAGCGGTGTTACCCGATATGGTAGAACCCGATGCAGCGTTCAAGATTGTCAGCAAACCTGTGACCAAAGTAGAACCTGACCAAATGGCGTTCTCCAAAGCCTCGGCAATGCGGAGGGCTTTCTGCTCGGCGAATGCTTGCTCGAATGGTACGCCGTCGTAAGTTGAACCAGCGGTCAACTGCGTCTGCATCCAGTACTGCTCAAGTGAGCGAGGGCAAAGAGCCTCTTGGATTTTCAAGGGAGCAACGGTGATGGTACGCTGCGTGAAGGTTGTGTTTCCTGATGCAGCACCTGCGACATTCCATCCGCAAGCCGTTCCTGATTGGAAGGCAGCATCGGTGTCCATCAAGTTGAGGGTAGCAGCCGACTTGATACCCACCTGCTTGGTGAACAAAGATGCGGTGCGGGCCGAGAATACGGCCTTGGTGATGAGGGGGAGCCGCTGCTGCTCGGTATAGGTAGTCAGCGGGGAAACGAATGAATAAGCCATGGCTTTGTTTTTGGGGGGTTAAAGTTTATTTGGATTTTTTGAGGTTTTGAATTGCTTCGGCAAGGGCATTGAAGTTCTGCGTTGCGGCGGCCTTCCGTTGCTCCACGATAGCGGAGGCGGTTGGCTTCGGGGCTTCGGATGGGAGTTCTGCGACCTTCTCGACGATGTCGGTCATGGTTTCCATTTGGCTGGCAAATGCGGCCATCTTGTCATTCATCTTGCCCATCTCCACTTCCATGGCAGCCTTCAACTCGTCCATGATAGCGGCAAGGTGCTTGGCGACGATTTCTTGAACGGCTTCGGGGGTCAGTCCTACTCCAGGAGCGGCAGGGGCTTCGGGTGCTTCGCCTTCGGGGGAAACCTCGATTTCTACCTCTTGGGCCGCAACTTCGGCAGCAGGTGCTGGGGATTCGGCTACAACGACTTCGGTGATTTTGCCACCTTCGGTCTTGATTGTGCCAACGCCTTCCACTTGATGCTCGCCGTCAGGAGCAGGCAGGGTTTCGTCTTCGGTTATCACATACACGGCTGTACCTGCAACGAGGTCGCCGTCCACTCGGATGACCGTACCATCTACCAACTTGTAGTCGGCGAAGGATTGCTTTTGGGTTGTGAACTTGCGGAGTTCAGTCCGCAGGGTCATGATAGCGTCTTTCAGGTTCATATTATTGGGATTTGTATTGAGGTTGGATATGTTGCAAAAAGTTAGTCAAATCGTCTGCGAGGCCCGCAAGTGCGACCTCCAGTTCAGTCCCCGTGTTCTTCATGCCGAACAAGCCCTCCACGGAGAAACCCTTGAAGGCGTGGCGGTTCTCCCACACCTCGTCGTTCTCGACCTTGAACGACCCGAACCAAGAGCCGTCGGGGGTGTCCTCGTAGCCTTTCGGTGCAAGTACGCCCCGCTCGGTGTCGGTGATGTAGGATTCAAACATGAACACGCCATCCAGTTCGGCGTTGTGGTAAGCATTCACATTGTGCTGGTTGCCCTGCTTGAAGTACTTCTGCACGATTTTGCGGATGGTGGCCTTATCAAACACGACATAGTACTCCCCGTAGGTGTCGTCCTTGCGGTAGATGGGCGTATCGGCAAGCATGAGCGGTCCAGTCAGCACCCTGCGTTCTCCCGTTTCGGCGAACCGCTGCGGGGTCTTGGCGAAGGCTTGGAAGGGTTTTTCGATGGCAGGCATATCGACGAGGGCGACGAATTGCACACCTTCGTCAACCTCATCCACGGTCATCCGATATACGGGAAGTTCCATGGTGGGATATGTAGCGGTTAGCCTAATGTTGCAAATTCGGACAAGCGTCGCACCCTGCTGGTCGTCTGCTGGATGTCCCGCTCAACCACATAGGCCCGCATGGGTTGGTTCTGCTGACCCTGACCCGATGACAGGTCGCCCGTTCCGAGGTTGGTCGTTTGGGGGTTGGCGAAGATGGGCGGCGGGGTCATGCTTGCACCCGATGCTCCACCCATTACGCTTCCACCTGGTGCGCTTCCTCCACCGCCTTGGAATTGGGTCGCTTTAATCTTGGCCACATTCGCAAGACCTGCGGCAAGGGCAAGACCTGCCTCAACAAACCGCTGGCCTGGGAAGACGGTTTCCGTGGGCTTGATGGCCAAGGCCGAGTTGACGGCAAGGTAGGTGCTGACAATGGCTTGGGCGATGCTTGCCGCTTTGGACACATTGAAGGCCCGCCGTTGGGCTTCTTCGCTCTTGCCTGCACTTGCTTGGATGATGTCACCGATGACGGCGAAGGACTGCCCGACATACTTCTCACGAAGGGATGCGAGGTCCGCTTCCCGTTGTGCCTGCCCCGCTGCTGACTTGGCATCGGCATCGTTCCGCAAACGGATATCCCGAAGATAAGCGTCCCGCCTGCGTAGCATTTGGTCGTATTGGGCTTGGTCCTGCTTCATGATGCGGTCCAGTTCCATCTCGTAGAGGGTGAGGTTCAAGTCCTCCACGAACTTGATAATGGCGTTGTTTTCCTCTTGGAGTTTCAGCAGGCGTTGCTTGGTGGCCGCTTCTTCGTCCTTGCGGCGTTGCTCCTGCTGGGCTTTGCGTTTGTTGTCAGCAGCGATGAGGCCGTCGGTATGCCTATCGTATGCTTGGCGGTATTGCTCCAGTTGGGCTTCCTCCCGTTGCAGGGCCATGGCTTGCTCCGCTGCCCGTTGCTTCGGGTCGGGTAGGTTCAAGAACCGACGGACCGCTGCCGTGAGGTCGTCCCACTTGGCTATCAATAGCCCGATGGCGGCAACCGCTGCACCGATACCCGTTGCAAGGAGTGCAATGCGGAAGGCCTTCATCGCTCCCGTGCTGGTTCCCACGGCTACGGCATACAAGGCCTGCGCCGCTGCTTGGCCTTGAGTTATCAGGATTGAATCCTTGTTCAGCAGGTTGGCGACCTGTTGCACCCCGTTGGCGAGGGCCATGGCCGCTTGGACCTTGACCAAGGACTTTTGCAGTTCTTCTTCCTCCGCTCCAAACAACGCCGCTGCTCCTTGGGCTATTTGGAAGCCCGCCGTGATGCCTTGAATAGCCCCGACGAAGGTGTCAATGGTTCGGGTGTCCGAGGCGAGGTTCTTAATCCTTTGCTGCGTGTCCCCGATTTGGTCTTTCAGTTTTCCCGCCTCCCGTTCCATGTCACGGAATGCCTTCGTCCCGTCTTGGCCAGCGAGGGCCATGTCCGCAAGGGTCTTCTGCAGTTCCCGCAAGCGGGTCTTTGCGCTGGTCGTTCCAGCGGCGGTGGAATCTTTAAGCCCTACTTCGAGGACTATTTCTTTGGTTACATCTGCCATGGTTATCCTTCGGAGGGTAGTTCGGGGTTTATCGGGGGTTCGTACCCTGGGTCCACAGGGTCGGGGTCAATCGGGCCGTTGAATAGTAATTCGGGGTCGCTTGCAATCGGGGTCGTCGTGGTTGCAACAAAGTCGGAGAGGTTCAGTATGCGGCGCAGGGTTACACGGCACGGCTTCATCTGCCCGACCAGGTAGTCCCGAATTTCCAGCAGTCGCCAACGAATGCCGCCGTAATAGACGGGCTTGCGGAAGTCCAGTTGGTAGATGTCCACGCTTGATAGCAGCATCGTGAGTTCCAACTGCAATGCCTCTTGGGACACGGTTTCGTTTATGTAGTTCAGCCAGTAGGTGTTGTAGAGGTTGTTGTTGGTGTAGGCGTACGGGTTGCCGCTTGCGTTCACTGCGTTGTAGTACACCAAGCGAGGCTGCCCGAAGGTGAGGTCCACATTCGGGGAGTAAGGATTGTCAATGTGGGACACGAAGGGCATCTTTAGAATGCCGACGGATAGTGCCGTGTTCCCGCTGACCCCGTATTGGTAGGCCCACTCGGTCTGCCCCTCAATCAAGTTATACTGCGCCAATCGGTAGCCCGTTTGCAGGGGTTTGATGGTTCCGCTTGCGAGAGTTCCGTCGATGTCCCAAGTCCTGCCCACGATTTTGTCGGTGCTGAAGGATGCGGGTATCAAGGTCCCGCACAGGGTTTCTACCACCTTGTCCCCCTTGCCGTAAAAGTTGCCCGTGTTGAAGATTCGCCCCCCGTAGCCTTCCCTTGCAAGCGGGTAGGACTGCTTGTAGGTTTTGGACAGGTAATCACCCATGTCCTTGTACTTGAAGATTATATTGGTATAGGCGTTCGGGTCGCCATTGGTCAGCACCTGCTCGGCGTTCTCGTCCGATTTTTGCGACCAATCCACCACCGACCCCGAAGAGTAGAAGTCCTTCCACGGCTCAATGTACAGGAGTTTGGGGTCCTGCGGGTCGGGCATGAACTGCAAGTTGAACATCTTCTGCAAATCTTGCAGGAGGTCGCTCTGCTTGACATCGGCAGGCAGGGCCGTCCGCATATCCAGCGTTCCGACATTACTCCAATTCTCAAGGCACTCAAACTGTATGCTGCAATTTGGTTGCTGGTCAAAACTCGCCACTTGGGAATCAACTATGAGCCTAACATTTATGCCCGCACGAATTGAAATATTTGAAAAAACCACATCTTGAAACGCATCCTTAGTAAAGATTGAGTTCCATGAGCCATCGTTGTTTAATGCTGGTATAAGGGCTATATTTTGGTTGTTTGTTGTATCTCTTAACGATATACCGAAAGGAAGCCTTGTCCCAGGTGCGGACCAAGTAAATTTCAATTTTATTCTAATATTCCACCGAGTGGTCAAATTTGGCGACACGAATGTGCTTGACGATGCGACCCAATAGTTTGGCCTATCATAAAGCGGAGGCGTTGAATCGTCTTGAAAAAGCAGGAACCCCGTTACGGCAGAATAATTCGCCCCACTACCTCTTGCAAAAATATTGGACCCCGATAGGTTGATGGGCATCGTCCCCGCTGCATAAGGCATCACCAACTTGTTGAACAGGGACGAATTAAAGAATGTGCTGGAATAACGGAACCCCGCCTCGGCGAATATCAAATCCACCATCTTCTTGACATAGATGCTTGGACCAAGCCTCCACCATGGTGCTTGGAACCATCCGCCTCCTTGGTTCAAGATGTCCGTGAACCCCGCCGCATCCACCACCCCGTAAACATACCCGCTGCTCAACGCACCCGATGCCGTCCAAGTGCCGCTCACATGGCCGCTCGTGGGCGTGTGGTTCATCCCTGTCACTCCCGCCGTGTTGACGAGCATATTGCCCTCAATGGCTTTGAACAGGGACACATTATCGGTGAACAACCCCACCTCGTAGGTGACGGTCCCCTTGGTTTTGCTCATTGATAGCAACTGCAGCACGCCCGAAAACACCTGCACCCCATCCTCCCACATGGCGGCACGGATTCGCTTGTTCGGTTGGAATCCACCCACAAAGGACTGGATATTGTACGCATACGCAAAGCAGGCCCGATTCGTCGGGGTGTTCGGCAGGGTAATGGTTTTGCTGAAACTACCCCGTTGCTTGGTCACATCCTCAATGTCCCCGATGCTATAGGTGACGGCGATGTCGGTCCCGCCCATCGTGTCCAGGACATAAGCGAGTTCGGGCATGGCATTCAGCCCCGCAAAGCGGAGGTACAGGCAGTCAAAGCAGGCTTCCTCCTTGGCGGTTGCCCCGTCTGCATCGGCACGGGTGTTGAAGTTATTCCACGCCGTTAGGTCGTCGATGAAGGTTGCCGTCGGGTAGGCTATGAGGGTTACGCTCATAGGATGTTGTTGTCGTATGCTACTGCCACCTCAATCTGCAACTGCGTGAGGCGGTCGTTCCGTCTGGTTACAAATTGATACTGGTTGGCATTGACCACCGCTTCCACAAGTTGGCCACCGAGTTCCAACCACACATACCCGCTCCGAACCATCTCAATGAGCCACTCGGATTCGGCATCAGTCAGCCAATCGCTATTGAGTGCATACACGAAGTCAAACGACCCCGCCCAAACCTTGTTGTAGGTGGTGGTGGCGTACACATCGGAATTGTACCCGAACACCTCCCGCTGGATGTTGGCCCGCTTCCTGTTCTTCATCGTGAAGGTGTAGGAATCAATGCCGCCGTACTTGTTGACGAAATGGACGGGGATGGAATCAAACCGCTGGCAGGGGCCGAAGGTGAAAGTGGTCTGCACCGACCCAAGGCCAGCATTCCCCAAGAACTGCACCGTGTAGGAATCGCCCTCCACCGCTCCGCTCAATGCCGTGATGGTTCCCGAAAGATTTGCAGGGCCACAAGCGAAACGCTGGATATTGAAGTCCGTGGTTCCCGATAGGCTTGGGCTGACGGCGAAGTCGTAGTTCACGGACTTGTAAGCAACCCGTGCCGATACGAGCCAAGTATCGTTAGCCGATACCGTTGTGTACTTGGTCCCGTTGATGGCAAGGAAGTTGCTGCCCCCGTGGTACACCGTGAAGGCCGTGGGGGTTGTCAGCGGTTGGACGGAATTAAAACTGCTACCGATGCGGAAGTACGGGCTTAGGCTCCAGTCAGCAAGTTCCAACTGCTCCAAGTTCCCCGCAAAAGCCATCACCCCGCTGACCGTTGTGGTCGCTCCCGTGACGACGGGCGTGTTTCCGTACTCTTGCGTGAAGTCCAGCCGATAGCCCGAATAGAACCCCGAATGGTCCACGAATCCCGTCTGCGTCAGCGATGGGGCGGTCGGGGCGACGAGGGTTTCAACCACCTTCTGCACATCAAAGAATCCGAAATTGGTGGTCGGCAGTTTGTCGCACTTTAGCCTTGCCAGCGTCGTCCCTGCGGGGTTCTTCACATCGCAGACATAGCGGTAGTTCGGCTGGGCAA